GTGCCCATTCGGGCCTTCAATCAGAATTCCAGCGTTGTCATCCGTTGGGACGGCCCGCAATTGACGTGAGCTCACTACCGCCGCGCGGGAAATCGCGCGCTGGGCCGCTTGCGCGGCGTGCATCTCGGTCAGTGATACAAACCGCTCTTCGGCAGGACGCGTGGCCCATTGTTTGGAAGCTTGCATTAAATTTGCCATAATTTTCTCCCTGTATTGTAAAAAGTGAAACATTCGCGGACGGATTGCCCGCCCGGAAATTATAAGCGGAAAAATCAGAATTTCAAATTAATTTTTAATGGCGGGCGTGTGCGCGTCTGGGGCCCGCTCGAGCAATGCAATCGTTCGGGCGTCCGTTATCAATTCGCGCATGCCCCTTTTGTACCATTGCCCGCCGTTTTCAACGGCCAGCTGGGTCCCATAATCGCGGGCCCGCTCTGCTAGTGTAGTCCCGGGCCGGTCACTTACGTGATGCGGCGGCACGCTGTAAACGGCGCGGGCGCCGTCTGGCAAAATAACGGAAAAAATAGCTTCGTTAATTACCGGCATAAAACCCCCCTTAAAAATCGAGCGAGATTGTCGCATCTTTTAACGCGTCTTTTATCGCGTCTGTGATATCAAACTCATGTTCCATATAATTTTTAATGGCTTCGTTTAGTTCTATATGGTCCTCGATATTTGCGCTCAAATAATCGCTTATGTGACTATCGAGCTCCGCACTGGCCCATTTTTTTATCCGTTGATCAATCAGCTGATCAAGGGCCAGCTGGGCGGGCGCGGTTTGTTCGGGCCGCTCCGCGTCCGCTTTTTCAATTGCGTTCGCGATAGTGTTCATTACTACGCATAGCGCGGTATAACAAGCGGGTTTATCTGGGGACGCTGAAAAAACCGTATCAGCAAAATTTAAGGCGTCCGAAATATTGTCGCCCCGGTCCGCGAAAAGATTATTCCGCAATTGTTTGATAATTGCCTGAGTCATGATTATTTTCTCCCTGTATAAAGCGGGACCAATTGCCCGCCCGGAAATTATAGCGCCTTACTTTGGAAATGCAAGGCGATTTTTTCGGCTTTTTTCGCTCCGGTCCCGTGCGGTATGAAACCAACAATTGAGGGCCGGTCCCGGCGCGCGCACAATTGACAATCCGCGCAGCTGATATCGTCCCGCAGCTGGGCCGGGCAAGTCACTACGGGACGGCCCGCCGGAGTTTTAGTCAGTGAGGGCGCGCCAGCTGGCAATAAAGTTGCCACGGGCCCAGCGTTCAACGCGGCGAGCTCGTCCGCGTGCGCGAGATTATTTGCGGACCAATTAATCACAAAGCCGTCCGCGTTCGCTTCCCGTACCAATGCAATATTTTCAGCGCTGGCCGGTTTATGCGTATAAGTGAAACCGCGCTTGCCCGTGTTCGCTTTCACTAGCATGCGCAACGCGTCCGGGTTTATGTAATCGCCAAGGCCCGGCAGGTCCCCCGCCTGATTGTGCCGCCACAGCTGGCCCGCTGGGAGCGCTGCAATCGATTCGCAAAAACTTTGCCAGTCAGTACCGCGCGCCCCTTCGGTTACTGCGCGCCAGTGAAGCGCCAAAGGCCCGCCGTCCGCATAACATCCGTTATCTTTAAACGGGCATGTATCGGAACATGACGCCTTGCTAGTGGTGGAAACCGGAATTGGGCCGGTTTTGACGTTCCCGCTTTTCAGCGTTAAATGCACGGTCTTCATTTTTACTTTCTCCCTGTATATGCGCACCGCGTGCGCGAATTGATATCTTAGGGCATTCGTTCCGCTTGTCAAGTAAAATTTAAAATTATTTTTTCCCTCCAAATATCGCTTCAATGAGTTGGTGAAACGCTAACATTCGGAAAATCTTAAAAATCGATTTTTTAAATTCTTTTTCCGCTTCAATTTGCTGGGCCCGTTTGAATTGCCGCGCTTTTTCTGATTTTAGGCATTGCCGTAAAAATTCACGTTCCCTCATTGTCTACTTCCGCGAGAATTGAATTACTTTCCGCGATTAACCGAATAAGGGCCATTAAATTATCCGGTTTACAGTCCGCCAAAAATACAGCGGCCAGCGTCAACACCGCCGCAGTTTCTCCCTCTGAAAAGTTAAATTCTCGGTCCATAAATTGAATTACTTCGATTGCCGCTTCCGCGCGCGTCAAGGTGCGTTTGTTTTTCATTTTGAATTTCCCCCATTAAACGCGGCTCATGAACTCATCCGGCACTTCTATTTCATCGCCCAGTTTGCTTGCCACGTAGCAGCGCATAGCTGCTTCAAGCGGAGTATCCCCCCATATAGCACGGGTTTTCGGCCATGCAAAAGCTTGCCAGCCCGCATGTTTAGCAGGCGTAACTGTTAGCATCTCCCGCTCAATAATCGCGCCGCCCTGTGCCCATTCTCTGCTGGGGCTAAAGTTTTCATATGGCCCATCTGATAAAACAATAGTCAATGTGTCCTCAGTTAGTTCATACCCAAAGCAAGTGAGTCCCTCGCAATTTGCTACTGCCCAATCTAATGCGCGGCCTGTAAGTTCTGATGTTTTCATTTTCAATTTCTCCTGTATGAGTTAGCTTTAAATTTCTTCTGCAACGTAATCGGATGTGTCACAAATAAAACGAACAACTTCCACGCGATAAGACGATTGCCCGGTGTAGTCCTTTACCATCTCGTCAAGTTCCTCGCGGTTTTCCGCAGTCCACAAAAAGCGCTGTTGAACATTCATCGAGTGCGAGTAAAGACGGACGTAAAAAAGCTTGTTCATGATTTCTCCTGTATATAACCCGGGCCAAGTGCCCGTTCAGGCATTATAGGCGCTTTTCCGTAGGCTGCAAGACCTTTCGGTGAAATTCTTCCCAATCAATTTTTGCCAGCGGCCAGCGTGCAACGCAGTCGGCTAACACGCCGCGTTTTGCAATGTCTTCCGCTTGCTGGCCAGAGAACAAAAGCAACTCTGGCGGGCGCGTTTTTGTGTTTACTTCCACGACAATAAACGTCGGGCATCCCAACATTGCATGTTTGATATGGAACGAGTATTGATGCGGGCTCAGGTCTATTTTCAGGCCCGCGCTAACTACCTTCAACTCGATTAGTACGAAATGCGAATTCTGGAGTGCCACTAGCAGGTCCGGGATTCCCAGATTCACCCTCGTCTCGATCCTCGTCATCTGAACTGGCCAGTTCCGCTTTAATCTGTCGAAAAGCCGCTGCTCGTTTTTTCGTGACAAGCGCCGTCTCCTCTCCCAATTCGTCGGCGTCAAACAACTCATTTACATCGAGCTCAGGTTCCACGGGTTCTGGCTCTTCTTCTACAACTTTAACATCCATCTCCAAAATGGCCGAAGGGGGAGGCCCACCGTACAGCTGCTTTATTTCGTTCAACTTCTTCATTACTTCTTCTTTTGACATCGAGTCAATCGTTCCGACCCTAATTTCTTTTCTGTCAACATAAATCGTCCCGAGCGCCTGTCCACGGCGATATTCCGCCTGTACAGCAGCAGACCACGCCCCGGCCTCGATTGCCTTGTCACGGATTATCTGGAGGTCCCGCATGTGCCGCTCGAAGGTTGTCCCGTATTTCTCCGCTAATTCGTTCCTGAGCTCGTTTACAGCCGCTACAACGTGCGGATTACGGGCAGGGTCCAAAAGCCGTGCCGCAGCGTCTCTGGCCGCGTTTGGCGTGTATCCAGCCCGTATTGCGGCCTCCATGCGCGTCATGGTCCCGTCGCGCGTCACATACTCCTGAACAAAAGCCCATTCCTTCGGGCTCAAAAGCACTTTCTTGCCGTTCTTCCCCGGTTTGGGTGCTTTGGCCACGCGCTCCAAAACATCCTCCGGCAAGCTGGGCATGGCTACCTTGCTGCGCGTCTCGTTCTTACGTCTAGTCATGCCACTCTCCTGATAACCCAAAGGCCGTCTACATCCCTCATCTGTCGGATAGTGAAATGCTTTCCCGGATGCCGTCTACAAAAAGATTTCGCCGCATTTCTTGCCATCTCTGCTTCTGTCATGCTTCTTGCCAAAAAATAATCGTTTACGATCATCCGTTTGAATGGGTATCTGGAGCGCCCATTGGAGCTAAAACTCACCACATGTTTACGCGGCTGGATATCCTTGTACAAAGGGTGTTCTTCATCTTTTA